AGAAAACACCATTTACATTAGCATGGAGAAAATAGAAGATGAATAAAAGTATTGTAGCTTTTGTTTGGGTAGGCACTCTAATAATCGCCTTTTGCGTAGGCATTAACTACGAAAAGAAAGACAGTGAAATAGCTCTAGCCAACGCTAGTGTATTGATTGGTGACATATGTAAATGGGTTATGCTCGAAGAAGATAATTACTTTGGCGGCTGGCCTATAATATGTAGAGACTTGAAAGGTGGAGGATATTTAGATGAGTAAATATGTGGTAACACACGCAGACTCAGGAGCGATAGCAGAGATGCACTTCAAGAGTTATAAGAAAGCTATGGAGTACATGGCTGACTTACCAGAGGGTATGGCAGGTGTATCATTCAGCACACGACAAGACCCTGACGATCAACGTGATACAGACATAGAGGATGGTAAATACTAATGAACTTTCAAGACGTAGATGAGTGGGGTGAGATTGTTATAGAGGGACAGGAGTGTGACATAAACTTCTACTCAGACTTAGATAACAAGTTACGCATAGCAGTCTACCCTGTTTATAATGGAGAGACAGATACAACAACAACACTATTTGAATTTAACTGTACGGAGATGAACTTCTAATGAACAATACATATCGGGTAACAACACGCTCAATGATTATCACTGAGTATATTATACACGCAGAAAATGAAGAGGATGCCAAAGACCAGCTACTTGATGGTGCGTGGGAGAAAGAAGAGATTGTTGACTACGCTAATGAGGAAGTGCTGAAAGTAGAGGACATAGCTCTTGAGGTGGATTAATGGACAAGATAGTCATACCAGATGCGGCTATACGGCAGTTCAATGAGAAGTATGCAGATGTCTTAGCTAAGATACAAATAAACAGGTCACCAAGTATACCTGATTACTTAGATGAGGATAAACTCTATGAAGAGTATTTGAGTTTAGAATAATTCTAATCAAAAAATTGAATAGATATTCAAAGCTCTGCTTAAATTTTTTATTAGTTATTGACACGATTCTCCAGCCGTAGTACCTCCGATAGTGGATAAACTTGACATAAGGAGATTTGATATGTATGTATCGTTATATAGATTTGAGGCGCATTTCTTTAAGTGTCCAATACACACGTTTAGATGGTTGCCTCGAATAATGAAAGTCACACGAGACTATGGGTACGACATACATTGGTCTTGGTTAGGGGGGTGCATTGTCGGGAGTAAAATTAACAAGACACGTTAATGAGGGGATAAAGTTTTTAGAGTTCGTTAGAAAAGAACTTGACCCTTGGATTGGGGTGCAAACTGGTTTTGCATTTATGTTAATTGTAAAACACACACACGTTAATGCTGAAGAAATGCGTGTCATGGATATTGGTGCGTTGATGAACACATCGTCTGCTAGTGCCAGTCGTAACATGAACTGGTTGGTAAAGCATAACTTAATAGAATTGTATGAGAACCCTAACAGACGGATAGAGAAGTTTGTTAGACTAACTAAAAAAGGCAAAGACCTTGTCAAAAGACTGGAGAGACTATGATTAGAATATTATTAGAGGCTACACTTTACACATTGTTTTGTGCAGGACTTGGCGTGTTCATCCACGTTACATTCGCAGGTGTGCTATGAGTGTTAAACTGCGTGGCAGTGGTTGGGAAGTAGACGTATACACTCAAGGCCAACGCTTCAGGAAAACTGTCTCCACTAAAGAAGATGCTACGGTGCTGGAGGCTATGTGGAAGCGAGAGATAGCTCAGGGTAGATTACCTACTAAGATGGATGTTAACAAGGACACAGGTAAGGCATCGTGCTGGACGTTACACAAGGCATTCGAGAGGTGCTACGAGAACTACTGGCGTGGTGGTAAGAATGAGAATCAGATGATATGTCTTATGAAGATCATCAAGAACTACTGGGGTAAAGACTTACCCATCAATCAGATAACTACTACTGCTATCTTTGATTGGGTGTCTTACATGAAAACCAATAAGAACTATGCAAACTCTACAGTGAACAGACATCTAGCTTGCCTAAGTAAAACACTTGGCAATGCTGTAGATGAGGGTGCGTTGTCTATGCTGCCTAAGTTTAAGAGGCAGAGTGAGGCAGGGCTGGAACGTACAACATTCTTTACAGAAGAGGAGGAAGCTAAGATACTTAAGCTGCTCAAGGATATGGGAGAGTATTACCTACACGATTACGCTATTGTATCTGTAGACACAGGTATGCGAGCTAGTGAGGTGATCAAGTTTGACCCTACACTTATTGAGTTAGCTCAGAAGCGACCTGATGGTAGCAAGATGTATGGTGCTTACATACCTGACAGGAAGAATGGTAAGCCTATGCTTATGCCTGTTACTAAAAGGGTTGAGGTTATACTACGCAAGCGTACATTCAACGAACACGAAGCTAAGTACAGAGATGTCTGGGACAAGGTGAGGGCTAAGCTTAACCTTAAAGACAAGTGCTGGCATACATGGAGGCATACCACAGCTACTAGGCTTAGGTCTAAGGGCTTTGATACAGCTAACATACAGGCGTACATGGGTCACAAGACTATTGCCACAACGCTTAAATATGCTAAATGGGACACATCAACATTAGTTGGTGGCGCTAATTTATTGGAGAAATGATGGTGGCAATTTGTGGCAGAGAATGGCAGCAGTGTCAGAACAAATTTCTAATAAATGGCGGAAATCAGCGAAGGCCTCGTGGTGGAATGGTAGACACAAAGGACTTAAAATCTGTAGCGTCCTTACTACGCCACCGTATCAACATAACATGATAGTATTGCAGCCTATACATTATCCGTATAGTCCTTTGCTCCGCTATCGTAGTAACATTTAAGTAATGCCACCAATTAAGTATATCAGTGTCAATATAGGAGATACTATGGCTACTCTGGAAGAACAGATAGAGCTAGAATACCAGATGGTTCAGTCTGGTGTAGATCGTTACAACAAACAACTTAATGACCTTTTAGATAAAGACTTGGGGTCTAAAACTAAACACGGTAGAACAATCATCAAGGGCATAGTCGAACCAGTACATGAGGCTTTGTCTGCTTACATCAATGACTCAGGGAGGTACACTAACAGATCTAAATCTAAAACTTTACTCAAGGGTATGGCACATGACAAGGTAGCTTACTTAGCTTTGATATGTGTAATAGATAACCTTGCAAACTATGGCACACTGCTTAAGGTAGCACGTAATGTAGGGATGCAGATAGAGACACAGAAGCGTTTAGATACATGGCTTGAGTTGGATAAAGAAGTAGCCCACAATATGATTAAAGAGGCTGACAAGAAATCCGACAAGGGTTTTGATCACAAACGTCACGGGTTGAACCACAAGATTAATTCTGATGGTTTAGACATACCTAACTGGCCGAATGAGGATCGTATACACGTAGGGTTAAAACTCATTGACATTATCATAGAACATACAGGCATTGTTAAACTAGAAAAGCGCATCAACAAGCGTAAAACTATATACCATGTCGTACCTACTGATGAGACAAAGGAATGGGTGCAAGCTTTTAACGAGTTGAATCAAACAGCGCTGCCAAGATATAGTCCTTGCATTGTTGAACCAAAGGATTGGGATTCATTTTGGGGTGGTGGTTACTACTCTGAACACATAAACAAACTTCCATTTGTAAGGGTACACTTATGAGACAAGCAGCTAAGGATTACATTGACGCATTGCAAGGTTGTGACTTGAGCCTTGAGTACCAATGCGTAAACGCTTTACAGAAAACACCTTGGCAAATTAACAGTTTCGTGTGTGATGTTCTGCGTCATTGCTGGGACAGTGGTGAGGAGTGGGAAGGGCTGCCTCCAAGAGAGAACCTGTCTCTGCCTAAGTACCCGTTCAGCAAAGAACCTAAATACCTTAATGAAGCCGAGATGCAAGAGTTCAAACAGTTTAAGTCTAACCGTAACAAGATACACACGTTTAACAACAAGTCTATGTCTAGGCGCATACAAGTAGAGCGCACTATTCAAATTGCAGAGGAGTACAGAGATACACCAGAGCTATTCTTTGTCTGGCAGTTAGACTTCCGTGGTCGTAAGTACCCAGTGGAATCATTCTTATCACCACAGAATGCTGACTATGCTAAGGCACTACTTGAGTTCGCTAATACAGTGACCATCAACAACGATGATGATGCACAATGGTTGGCTATACATGGAGCTAACGTGTTTGGCGTAGATAAGGTATCTCTAGTAGACAGGGAATTGTGGGCATTGAGTAATACTAATAATGCTCTGGCTGTCTATGAAGACCCTTTCAAGAACCGATGGTGGCAAGAAGCAGACAAACCTTGGCAAGCGCTTGCATGGTGTCACGAGTGGGCTGAATGGACGATCGCTAAGGGGTCTAACAAGCCGTTTGAGACACGCTTACCTTGCGCTAGTGATGGTTCATGTAATGGATTACAACACCTCTCAGCGATGCTCAGGGACGCTGACGGGGGTCGTGCGGTAAACTTACTGCCGAGTTCTCAGCCACAAGACATCTACAGTGACGTAGCTAAAAGAGCTACAGAAATACTGAAGGAAGAGGGTACAGTACTGGCTAGTGAGATTTTGTCTGTTGGTGTGTGTAGAAAGATATGCAAGCGACCTGTGATGATTGTACCTTACAGTGGTACACGGCACAGTTGTCGTGACTACATACTAGAGGCTTTGGCTGATAAGTGTACAGGTAAAAACCCTTGGAACGATGACTTCTTCGTAGCTGCTAACCATTTGTCTGGCGTAGTTTGGAGAGCAATACACGAAGTGATAGTATCTGCCCACATTGTGATGGACTACATCAAAGACATTGCCAAGCTATACAGTGATCAAGGCAAGCCTTTTGAATGGGTGACTCCAACAGGGTTGGTAGTAAGGCAATCATATGCGAACACAAAGAAGCACCAGATTAAAACGCACCTTAGCGGTGCAATAGTAAAACTTAATTACAACAAACCATTGGATAACACCATAGACCGTAGAAAGTCCGTATCGGGTAGTAGCCCTAACGTGACTCACAGCATGGATGCAGCAGCAGTTACCTTCACGATAGACAAGTGCTTGAAGGAAGGCATCACTGACTACGCTATGGTACATGATTCATATGGTACACACAGTCCCAATATGCCGTTACTTAACAACAAGTTACGTGAGGCTTTTGTTGAGATGTATAAAGAACATGACGTACTGCTCAATCTCTACACTTACGCAGTTACTTCATTGGAGGAGGGAACGGTAATTCCTTCTCCCCCACTAAAGGGTACATTGGATATAGAGGAGGTCTTGAAGAGTGATTACTTTTTCGCCTAATTTCGATTGTCCTCCTATAGCCCAACACCCATTAACATTAACTATAGGATAAAATAATATGGCTAAATCTAAACTACCAGTTATCGAAGGAACAGCTATGTGGGCAAAGGTCTTTGAGCCTGACACAAAGTTTAACCCTGACGGTGACTACAGCATCAACATTCAGATGCCAATAGCTGACTCCGTAGAAATGAGTGAGAAACTAGAAGCTCTAGTTCAAGCTGAGTTTGACAAGGCGGTGGAGAAAGACCCTCGCATGAAGAACCAACTGTCCACTCGTCCCGTATGCCAACCCGTCTATGACCGAGACACTGGTGATGACACAGGCAACGTGGAGTTTAAGTTTAAACTAAAAGCTAAGATCAAACGTAAAGATGGTACGATGTTTGAGCAATCCCCAACAGTGTTTGATTCAAAGGTAAAGCCAATGGACAAGAAATCGCTTATTGGTAATGGTTCTAAGGTGAAGGTAGCTTTTGAACCTTTCCCTTATGTCATGCCAGCTACCAAGCAGGTAGGTGTCTCGTTACGTTTGAAGGCAGTACAAGTACTAGAGTTAGTTGAATACGGCAACTCGACAACTTCCGTATTCGATGAAGAGGACGGCTACGTTGCTCCTCCTGCAACAGCAGCCAACTCAACTGAAGAGGTATTTGATAATGCCGCAGACTTCTAGGTCTACCTTAGAAGAACGTGTGCAACAAAACCTCGAAGCCCGTGGAGTAGCTTATGAGTATGAACCTTGTAAGCTGCCCTACGTGGTAGAGCGTAACTACATACCTGATCTTAAGATTAATGATATGTACATTGAGGTGAAGGGCTACTTCCGACAAGATGCTCAACGTAAGATGAGAAGCATGAAGGAACAGCACCCTGATTTGGACATACGTTTTGTATTTCAAAAAAACAAAAGCACTATTCAAGGTGCTAAGAAACGCAAAGACGGCACTAAAATGACATGTGCTGAATGGGCAGAAAGACACGGGTTTGAATATGCAGAGGAAATTATCCCAGATGAGTGGCTCTCAGGATAGTGAATTTATCATGCACACCCCTTGTGATAAGTGTGGTTCGTCAGATGCAAACAGCTTGTACACTGACGGTCACACCTATTGCTTTGCGTGTGAACATTATGGACAAGCAGAGGAGGAACAAAAAGTAGTGGATTTTGTACCTGCAAGCTTTCTATCTGGTAGTCATCAGCAACTGGCTAAGCGTAAATTAAATTACAAGACAACTCAACTTTGGGATTACCAAGTAGGAGAGTTCAATGGTCAGACAGCGCAGATTGCAAATTACAAAACCAAAGAAGGTAAAACTGTCGGTCAAAAAATACGAATGGCAGGAAAAGAATTCTCAGTGCGAGGAAGCCTTAAAGAATCAACGCTCTACGGACAATGGCTCTGGAGAGACAAAGGTAAAAACGTAACAGTCGTAGAGGGTGAGTTAGATGCACTGTCTATGTCTCAAGCGTTCGATCACAAGTGGCCTGTAGTCTCCGTTAAGACAGGAGCTGCTGGTGCTAAGAAGGACATCAAACAAGCTATAGAATGGCTAGAGGGTTTCGACTCTGTTGTCTTTATGTTTGACAACGATGAAGTAGGACAGAAGGCGGCACTTGAATGTGCTGCTCTCTTGTCTCCTCGTAAGGCCAAGATAGCTAGGCTTCCCCTAAAGGATGCCAGTGAGATGCTAATGGCTGATCGTGTGCCTGAGTTGATTGATGCCTTTTGGGGTGCGAAGAGTTTCCAGCCTGACGGTATCATTAACGGTGCTGACTTGTGGGAAGAAGTATCATGCAAGGATGAAGTACACTCAATACCTTACCCCTACACTGGAATCAACGATAAGATTGGTGGGTGTAGGTTAGGTGAGATTGTAACTGTAACAGCAGGTTCAGGTTTGGGTAAGTCACAGCTTACTCGTGAGTTTGCATATCATCTACTGAACGAAGGCGCTACCATAGGCTATGTTGCGTTGGAGGAATCCAGTAAACGCACAGCTCAGGGATTGATGTCGCTCTACCTGAACAAGCTGGTACACTTGAATGATGTACCTACAGATGAGCTACGTGAAGCATTCGATGCTACGATGGGTACTAACCGAGTGTTTATGTATGATCATTGGGGTTCTACTGAAAGTGACAACCTGTTAGGTAAGATACGTTACCTTGCTCGTGGTTGTGGTTGCCAGTACATTATCCTAGATCACATATCTATAGTCGTGTCTGGACTTGAAGGTGGTGACGAGCGTAGGATCATTGACAACACTATGACTCGCTTGCGCTCTATTACTGAAGAGCTGAACATAGGCATGATAGTAGTTAGCCATCTACGCAGACCATCAGGTGACAAGGGACATGAGGAAGGACAAATTACTTCTCTCAGCCAGCTTCGTGGTTCGGCAGCAATCGGTCAGCTGTCTGACATTGTAATAGGCTTGGAACGTAACCAGCAAGATGCGGAGACATCAGATACAACAACAGTAAGAATATTAAAGAACAGATGGAGTGGCGAAACTGGCATAGCTGGTAAGCTTACATACTCCAAACACACAGGACGTATGTCCGAAGAGGACTATGACGACATACCTTTTTAATCACTCCAGCGAGAGGATAATATGCTAATATTTGATATAGAAACAGACGGTTTGTTAGACGATGTGACCAAGGTACATTGTATATGTATTCAGGACACCAACACTAACCGAGTATGGAAGTATGACCCTACACAATTAGACGTAGCTCTTGATGTGTTACAAGATGCGGATGAGATAGGCGGACACAACGTCATGGCTTATGATCTACCTGTACTTAAGAAAGTATTTAACTTCCATTATGTAGGTAAGGTCTTTGACACTCTAGTAGCGTCACGGTTGATCTGGCCTAACATGAAAGAAAAAGATTTAAAGAAGCGCACAGTAGAGAACAAGCTTATAGGTTCACATTCTCTTAAGGCTTGGGGTCAACGATTAGGTAAGTTTAAAGGCGACTATGGTGAGCAAGAGGAAGCATGGGAAACTTTCTCTCAAGGTATGCTCGATTACTGCGCTCAAGATGTATCATTAAACGTAGAGTTATATAAGTTAATCCAAAGTAAGAAGTACCCTGAAGAACCTATGCGTCTTGAACATGAGATGAATAGACTGTTACTACAACAACAGGAGTTAGGTTTCCCGTTTGATGTAGAGAAAGCTCAGAAGCTTTACACAGAACTATCTGCACGTAAGCAAGAGATTGAAACAGAGTTGGTAGATACCTTACCACCTACAATAGTCGAGATGAAAACCAAGACTAAGGTTATACCTTTCAATCCTGCATCACGTCAACAGATAGCAGACAGGTTACAGCAGAAAGGGTGGCAACCCAAAGAGTTTACTCCGTCAGGTGATCCGAAAATTGACGAAAAAATTCTGGCAGGTATTAACATGCCCGAAGCTCGTCTACTGACAGAGTATTTAATGCTAAATAAAAGGTTAGGACAATTAGGAAATGGAAAACAAGCGTGGCTTAAACTCGAAAAAGAAGGTCGTATTCATGGGCGTGTTAACCACATGGGTGCTGTCACTTCTCGCTGTACACATAGCGACCCTAACGTGGCACAAGTCCCATCAACAGGAGCAGCTTTTGGCAAGGAATGTAGAGAGTTGTTCCATGCCCCCGAAGGTTACTCATTGCTTGGAGCAGACGCAAGTGGGCTTGAGTTGCGGTGTCTAGCACACTACATGAGTAGGTACGATGGTGGCAGATATGGCAAAGAGATACTTGATGGTGACATTCACACTGCCAACCAAGAAGCGGCTGGTCTTGAAACCAGACCACAGGCAAAGACATTTATCTACGGCTTTCTATACGGAGCTGGTAACGAGAAGATAGGTGAGATCATAGGTAAAGGTGCGAAGGAGGGAGGCCAGATTAAGAAACGCTTTCTCGCTAAGACTCCTGCGTTAAAGAAACTAACAGAAGCTCTAAACATAAGATTAGAACAGCAGCATGGTGAGAAGTTTATTAATGGTTTAGACGGACGGTTAATTCCTATTCGTCACCCCCATGCAGCATTGAATACTTTACTTCAGTCAGCAGGAGCAATCATTTGTAAGAAGTGGTATGCAACAGTAGAAAATATGATAAGACGTAAAGGCTACACAACCGAAGAAGCAGCGGTAGTGGCGTTTGTTCACGATGAAGTTCAGATCCTTGTTAAGAAAGGGCTTGAGGATGAAATTGGTGGAATCACTAAAGCGGCCATTAAAGAAACAGAGCGAGCGTTCAATTTTAAATGTCCTCTCGACTCAGAATACCAAGTCGGAAGTAGTTGGGCAGACACTCACTAGCACAACACGTATGGGGGATATAGCAGAACACTACGCAATCACATGGTTATGGGATGAAGGCTTTGAAGTCTTTAGTAACAGTGGTGGCTCAGGTGCTGTTGATATTGTGGCAATCAAAGATGATGAGATTTACTTATTTGATGTCAAGACTCTTACATATTGTGCTGACAGGGATTCCTATAGAATTAAAACAACACGCACTGCCCTACAAAAACGAATGGGTGTACAGCTTCTCAGTTTCAATCCTAAGACACGCAAGCTAAGTCTTATAAAACACAGGAGCAACTAATGGAATATAACATACTTAACATAACTCTTGTGGGAAGCTTTGCTTTCTTAACAGTAGCTCTTGGCATTAAGTGGTTAGGTGAAGCATTAATAGAGTACAGGCTGGCTAAACTTGGACTTCTTATGTCTAAGATGAATCCTAAAGATTTACAACAATTAGTAGAGGAGGACGAAGATGAAAGGTAGGACATTGTTAGTCGATGGTGACATCGTAGCATACAAGGCAGCTACTGTCGCTGAGACTCCTATAGATTGGGGTGACGGGTTGTGGACGTTACATGCACGAGAGCAAGATGTGATAATAAACATGGTTTCTTTCATGGATCAGATCACAGAAGCGTCTGGCTGTAACAAGGTGATCACTTGTTTATCAGGAGACAAACTGTACCGTAAAGATGTAGCTCCGTATTACAAAGCTAACCGCAAAGGCACACGGAAACCTATGCTCCTAAATTTTGCTAAAAAATATTTGGCCGATAATTACAATGGCAAAGTTGAGGATAAGCTAGAGGCAGACGACCTTCTTGGTATCTTAGGAAGTGCAGACAATACAACAGTCATCTGGTCTGCTGATAAAGACTTGCTCACTATCCCTGCTTACCATTTGATTGATGGTAGGGTTGTAGAGATAGACAAGGAAGAAGCCGACTACCATTTCTATGTACAAAGCCTGACGGGTGACTCAACAGATAATTACAAAGGTTGCCCCACTGTCGGAGCAGTTAAGGCCGAGAGAATACTAAACCAACACGGTGCTTCATGGGAAACTGTAGTGAGTACCTTTGAGAAACACGGCCTCAGTAAAGAGGTTGCTGTTGAGAATGCGAGGCTGGCACGGATACTTCGTGACGGTGAGTATAATTTTAAAACGAAGGAGGTTAAGCTATGGACAGCGTAGATTTAGTAAACGAACCCCCTCACTATAACAAGGGTGAGATAGAAACCATTGATTACATCGTTGATGTGTTAGGTGACTATGAGGCTATCTCATATTGTCACGGCAATGTAATTAAATACACAGGCTCTAGGTTGTGGGAAAAGGGCAAGCCTATTGAGGATGCCCGCAAAGCAATTTGGTATCTAAACAAAATGATTGAATTAATGGAAAAGACGAAAGGGGTTAACTGGTAAGATGGACTCATATCAACAATACATACACAAGTCACGGTACGCTCGTTGGCGAGAAGACGATAACAGACGAGAGACTTGGGCAGAAACCGTAAGACGATATACAGACTTCTGGGTTGCTAGAGGTCAGATAGATTATGATACAAGCGAGATGTTATACAAGGCCATTTACAATCAAGATGTCATGCCATCCATGCGCTGTTTGATGACAGCAGGTAAGGCACTAGACAGAGATAACATGGCTGGCTTTAACTGTTCGTATGTAGCAGTAGATAATATTAGGGTGTTCGATGAGATACTCTATGTCCTGATGTGTGGTACAGGTGTAGGCTTCTCGGTAGAACGACAATCAGTAAACAAATTACCAGAGGTAGCAGAAGAGTTCCATGAAACAGATACTACAATCATTGTACAAGACTCTAAGATCGGTTGGGCTAAGGCTTTTCGTGAGTTGGTTAGCCTTTTGTATTCGGGTCAGATACCTTCGTGGGATATTAGCCGCCTACGTAAAAAAGGTGAAAGGCTTAAGACATTTGGAGGACGTAGCTCTGGAGCTGATCCTCTTGTTGCTTTGTTTAATTTCACTGTTACCACTTTTCAATCTGCTGCTGGGCGCAAGCTCACCAGTTTAGAGTGCCATGATGTTGTATGTAAAATTGCAGAGATTGTTGTCGTTGGTGGTGTCCGTAGGAGTGCGCTTATTAGTTTGTCTAACCTTAGTGATGATAGGATGCGTCATGCTAAGTCTGGTAATTGGTGGGAAGCTGATACGCAACGTGCGCTTGCTAACAATAGTGCTGTCTACACAGACAAGCCAGACTTTGAAACTTTTCTGGAAGAGTGGACAGCCCTCTACAAATCTAAGGCTGGTGAACGTGGTATCTTCTCTAGGAGTGCCGCAAAGAAACAAGCAGAGAAAAGCGGACGAAGAGAAGTAGACCATGCGTTCGGTACTAATCCATGTTCGGAGATAATACTAAGGTCAGCTCAGGTGTGTAACTTATCCGAAGTAGTGGTACGAGCAACAGATAACTTTGACGATTTAAAACGTAAGGTTGAGATTGCTACTATACTGGGAACACTACAGTCATCCTTAACTGACTTCCGCTACGTGCGTTCTATCTGGAAGAAGAACACAGCAGAGGAGTGTCTACTTGGTGTCAGCATGACAGGCATCATGGATCACTCGGTACTCTCAGGGAAGCAGACAAGTGGTACATGGTTTGATCATCCCAACCAGCCTATCCTTAGCGACACATTACTGAGGCTCAGGCAGGTAGCTATTGATACTAACAAACGATGGGCAAATGAATTGGGTGTTAATCAGTCAACAGCTATCACTTGTGTGAAACCATCAGGTACAGTCAGTCAGTTAGTGGATAGTGCGTCTGGTATTCATGCTCGGTTCTCTGACTACTACATCAGGCGAGTACGCTCGGATGGTAAAGACCCTATCTCAGCATTTCTTAAAGACTCTGGTGTACCTTGGGAGAAGGATGTGATGAACAATGAGAACTATGTGTTCTCGTTCCCCATCAAAGCGCCACATGGTGCTGTGAGTGTTGACAGTTTAGACGTACAGACACAGCTTGATCTGTGGGAAGTCTATCAAGACAACTGGTGTGAGCATAAGCCGAGTGTAACTATTTACTATTCTGATGCTGAGTTCCTAGCAGCAGGCCAATGGTTATGGGACAGGCTGGATAGCTGCTCAGGTATTAGCTTCCTCCCTCGTACTGATCATGTCTATCAGCAAGCCCCTTACGAGGCTATTGATGAAGAAACGTACAACAAGCTTAAGTTAGATATGCCATCAGAGATTGAGTGGGATAGGCTAGGTGAGTTTGAGAAAGAAGACACTACGACAGGGACACAGGAGTTAGCTTGTGTAGCTGGTCAGTGTGAAATCTAAGGCTAAAGCGATAGTGGTATTGGAGGTGGTAACCTGCCTCCATATCATCGCTAACACATGGTTACACATCCCTCACAACATACTGTTTTGATTACAGTATTTCGATTGTCCCCCTATAGAGAAAGATTATGAACAAAACACTGTTTATTAGTAAGGAATTAGTAGAGCATTTCCAACGTCTATTTCCTAATAAATTACCCCAGAATAAAGGCATCACGACAGAAGAGATAGCTTTTCTTCAGGGACAACAATCCGTCATCGACCGTATGGAATTCCTATATGAAGATGACCAACCAGAAGAGAATTAATTATGTGCATGTCAGCTCCTAAACCACCTAAAGCTCCACCACCACCTCCACCAGCTCCACCACCCCCAGAAAAACCACCAGAAGCTCTTGAAGATGCTGTAGATTCAAACGCAACAGGTCTTAAGAAGAAGAAGATGGGTTCTAAAGGCAGTCTTGGTCGTGGTAAGTCTGGTGTACAAACCAAAGGTAAATCAGCAGGTTCTGGCCTAAAAATAGGCGGTGGCTCAAGTTACTCATAAGGATTAAAACATGAACGATCTAAGTATAGCTAAAAGCTATGAAAACATGGCAGCAGATCGGGATGCGTTTCTAACACGAGCAAGAGCAGCGGCAGAATTAACAATACCTACTCTAATGCCTCGTGAGGGGCATAACGGTTCTAGCCAGTACGACACTCCTTATCAAGCTGTAGGTGCTAGAGGTGTAAACAACCTAGCGTCCAAACTCTTGATGACCCTCCTTCCCCCTAACAGTCCTTTCTTCCGTTTAACTATTGATGATTTTGATTTAGTTGAATTAGGAGGAGATGCCAGAGGTAAGGCTGAAGAAGCGTTGGCTCGTATTGAACGGTCAGCTACACAGCTAATCGAATCTAAAGCTATTCGTGTACCAACCTTTGAAGCTCTTAAGCAGCTTATCGTAGCAGGTAATGCCCTAGTGCATATGCCCCCTAAAGGTGGTATGAAAGTTTTCCGCTTAGATCGTTATGTGGTTAAGCGTGACTCAATGGGTAATCTTCTAAAGATTGTCGTGAAAGAAACGATAGCTTATGAAGCGTTGCCTAAGAATGTACAAGAAGCTCTACTAGAGAATCCCGAATATCAACAGGATTTAAACAAGAAAGAGTGTGATCTGTATACCTGCATTATCAAAGACGGTAAGAAGTTTAATGTTCACCAAGAAGTTAAGGGTGTTATGATACCTAAGTCTGAGGGTTCTTACCCTGAAGACAAGCTTCCGTGGATGGCTCTTCGCTTCATTGCTGTAGACGGTAACGACTATGGTAGATCATACGTTGAAGAAATCATTGGTGATCTGAAATCATTAGAAGCTCTCACACGAGCTATCGTAGAAGGTAGTGCAGCGTCAGCTAAACTGCTCTTCATGGTACGACCTAATGGTACAACCAAGATACGCAACATAGCCGACAGTCCTAACGGAGCAATCATCTCAGGTGATGCTAACGATGTGACAACACTACAGGCTAATAAGTTTAACGACTTCCGTGTTGCTCAAGAAACTATGCAAAAAATTACAGAGCGTTTGTCGTTTGCCTTCTTACTCAATAGCTCAGTCCAGCGTCAAGCTGAACGAGTGACAGCAGAAGAAGTGCGCTACATGGCTCAAGAGTTAGAGACTGCTCTAGGTGGTATCTACTCTGTCCTCTCTCAAGAGTTCCAACTTCCCCTTGTCAATCTTCTCTTAGGTAAAATGGAAAAAGAGAAGAAGATGCCTAAGTTCCCTAAAGATACCTTAAAGCCTCAAATCGTTACTGGTCTTGAAGCGTTAGGTCGTGGACAGGATTTGAATAAGCTACAAGCTTTCCTTCAGATGCTTCAGCCTTTAGGCGCACAGGTGATTGCACAGGAAATGAATCTCGATGATTACATTGACCGCTTAGGTGCATCACTAGGTATAGACACTCAGGGCTTGATCAAGTCTCCTGAGCAGAAGCAAATGGAACAGCAGCAACAACAGCAGATGATGCAGCAACAACAGATGATGCAGATGGCTGAGAAGGGTGTAGCACCTGCCGT